CCTGCGGAGGTGATGCGCATGTGTTCGGTGGCTGTCCCGCCCCCAACCCCACGAAATAGGATGCCACCATCTGCTGTGTCATTGCGGGATTGAATAATAAAATTCCCGCCTGCCATCTGGACTTCGCCGTATTGATTGGTTCCGTCACTGTCTTGGTAGCGAATTGTTGGGTTTGAGCTAGAAATGTGAAGCGAAACAGCAGGACTACTTGTCCCAATGCCTACGTTGCCCGATGAGTCGATGCGCATCAATTCGGCGTTAGCTTCGCCTTGGAATATATGGTCGCCGCCACCAGTCGTCAGATTGCGATAAAGCAAGTCTCCGCCTTCGCCAGTAAGCATAGCTCGTGAAATAAGCGTCGTGATTGTTGAGTCCCACTCTTGAAACTCAACAAATGCACCATTGCCACTATCGTTAGGGCGAGAGATTTTAATGCCAGCAGCCGAGTCGATCAGGTTGATCGGGCGATACCCAGCAACCCCTAGGTTGGTCGTGTAATCAAGCGTGTTGCTTAGGTTTGCGTTTCCAAACTCATCACCAATCGCCACCTTTCCTTCAACTGTTAACGGACCTGTAAATGTTCCGCCATCCGCAGGCACAATGTCTTGCCCAGCCACGGTCACAAACACCACCGCCGATCCGGTCAGACTGAGTAGCGAGCCGGTGGAACTCTCGGTCAGCGTGCGCGAGAGTGTCGTGCCTGTCGCAGTATATGTGCCGGTGCCGATCTCCCACGCCGTGCCGTCCTCTATAGTGTAACGTACTGCGTCGCCATCACTGACACCGGCAGCGGCGAATGTTTGGAATCCGCTCTCGGCAGCCCCCAGCGTAATCGTGCCGGTTGTGCCGGTTGTGGCGGTCGCAACTTTGGCGCGATTGACGAGGGTCACCATGGGGCCGATATCCTCTAGTCTAGTGTCACTGTTAGAGCGCCGGTATTAAACCGCAGGGCGTCGCCGGTAGTAATTGCGGCGCTGCTGCTGAGGTTCGCGTAGGCCAGGAGGTTGCCCGCGGTGACCGCATCAAAGATGCCGACTGCCACGACGGTGCCCCAGGAGGCAGTCGCCGTGGGAAACTCAATCGCCGCCGAATTGGCCGCGGTGGTTGGACTTGTCCCAGAGACCGCGAACGTGCCGGCTGTCCGCGCATAGGAGCCGCCGCTAACCTGCGTTCCGCCCCCCGTATCAGTCGGCGCCACTGTGTACAGGCCGGCGTACCAGGAAGTTGGCCGCGTGGCAGCCCCTGCGGTCAGCAGCCAATCCAGGACGAGGTCTTCGGTGTAGTCTGTAAATCCGGCCATGGTAGGCTCCTCTAGTAGTGTGAGCGAGTGCGAACAAGTAGCGGACCACCGGAGTGCTGGCCCCTTGTGCTCGCATCTTGTAGCGCCGACAGGCGCGAAGTGAAGAGACTAGCAAACAGCGCCGTTCGCTGGTCGTCCATCAAGAACGGAGACGCGTGGACGAGTGCGCCATAGAGGTAAATGTCGGGCGCCTTGGTCAGCAGCCAGTTGGTGGTGTTAGACGTCGAGAGCGTCGGGATACTGGCGTAGTAGACCATCTCGATCTCGACATCCACTGCCGGGGCCGGGACCAGTTCTATAGCCCCGTCCATGAGGCTGTAAAACGAGACGTCCGTATACTCGCGGTTGTCCTTGATGACGTTGGCCTGATCCAGCGTAACAAATCGCAGTGGAGACCTACCCCCAACAATGCGGAAGCTGACGGCCTCCAGCCAATCGCTCGGCAGCGTAACAAATTCCGCGGAGCTGGTAGCCTCCGAGCGCACGATCTGCTCGCGCGCACGAAGCTGGGTGTTGACGTCTGCCTCAACGAATTGGATAAATACTGGTATTTGGTCCGTGAGGTCTTGGCGGTTCAGGTACGCGGCTATCTGGGACTGGAGCGATGCGTAGTTGGTGATCGTTGCCATCAGCTCGTCATCCAGTGCGTTCTGTACGGCAGGCCCTCATCCGAGGCCAGCCAGTTTTTCATCGCCTTTTTGTCTCGCGTCACCCCACGCTGAGACAGCTCAATATACACCGACATTGGCAAACGAGCAACGCGAACCATGTCGCCGACCCTGCCGGTCTTCGAGACGTCAGCCCTAATAGCCGCGTTCTCTTCGGCCAGTTCGGTGATGTCTGTCACCGTCTCCAGGACCATCGTGTTGTCGGTTGTGAAGTGCAGCCGCTGGGCGGTTTTATCCGCGGGGTCGTAGTTCAGATCGAACGAGCCAGGAGCGAAATCTTCAGCCATTTAAACCTCTGGGTAGGGGTTGGGGAGCGGCCTAGACCGCTCCCCGTCCTCGTTTACGACGTGGTCAGGTTCGCAATGACCGCGTGCGCTTTTTCGGCCTTAATCCGCAGGCCATACTCAACGACCATTTCTTTTTTGGTCGAATCGCCGGTCTTGCCGATGTCCAACGTCTGGAACGGGCGAACGTAGGAGACCGACGCATAGGTCGGGTCCAGAACGAACGCGAAATTCTCAGGCTGGAAGCGGTTCGGGACAATGGCCACCTCGCCAAAATCTGACAGATAGACGTCAGCCGTGGCAATGATCTTGAGCGGTTTGGCTTGGTTGTAGGTGACCCGCTGCTCGGCGAGGCCAGCGAACGTGGAGGCGACCGTCTTGTTGTGCGGACCCACCATGAGGATGGAGACCTCCGAGCCTTCGGCCCAGGCTTCCTTGATGGCCGTTTTGAGCATCGTCTCCGTGAAAGCGACTGCGCCGGTCAAGCCGGTCCAGGCCGCGTTCGGGTAGCCGTTATCGCCAGATCCGCTGACCGTCGGGGGCGTTGCGGAGTTGGCCACTGCGTTGGTTCGGAGCCACGCAGGGAGGCCCGCAGTGACGCGCGCAACACTGTTAGAGCCAGCGGCGGCGGCTTGGTTGGCCAGCAGCGTGGCCTCCATGTCGCGCTTCAGTTCCTTGGCTTTCTTCGCCAGCTCGTAGGCCATCAGCGTGCGCATGCCCGCCATGTCCACGGCCTGGGAAGTGCCGGAAACCGACACGACTTTGTTCGAGATCTGCGCGTAATTCGCCGAGCGGGCGGTAGCCACGAAATCGGCATTGCCTGCATCAGCGCCTTCGATCACGGCGTTGGTGCTGACGGCTGCCGCGAGGCTGTCCGTCTGCCACTCGAAGTAGGTGTTATCGGCAGTGTCTTTGCCGATGTTGGACATGAATGGAGTAGTGGTCGGACTGATGTCATAGATCAAGTTCGACAGATCTTCACGCATGCTGTTTGCGGAATCGTAGGTGGTAGCGCGTGCCACGGAGGCCATATCTAGGGTTTCCTATCTAGTAGTCCAAAGAGACGGGCAGCGTCATCGACGCTGCCGCTTTGTGCGAGACGTTTTCTCGCGCGAACGAAGTCGGTTTGGGCGCGTGGAGAAGAGACATTAGACCCTGACCGCATAGGCTTCGGCGCGGCGGCCCGGTTGGGCTTTGGCCGATTGGCCGTCAACTCGTCATATCGGCGGGCCTTATCTAGGACAAGGATCGCCCGGGGGTCGTAGGCCTGAGAAAGTTCGTCTGGCGAGTAACCAATGGTCTGGCCATAATCGACCAGCTTGCCACGGGTTTCGTTCCACTTTCCTTCGTCCTGCCACTCCGGCACTTGCTGGGCTAGGTACTGACGTCCCTGGTCCACCATTGCGCGAAGATTGTTTTGCTCTTGCTCCTGCTGCAAACCTGCAACACGTCGTCGCTCAGACTCGGTGGCCTGAACGCGTTCTTTGTAGTCGCGCCACTGCTTCTCGATTAGTGGGAAATTGTGCGGATCTTCCTCGTGTAGGCGAGCCCAGTCGGGCTCCCGAGGGACCATAGACGTGAGCTGCTCTTGCAGCGCGCCTAGCAATACCGCGTATTGCGACCGCTCTTTCCCAATAGTCTGTTGTTCGGCTTGCAGCGCAACCCGCTGGTCGCGTACTTCGTTCATTCGCCGCGAATAGTCAGCCTGACGCTGGTAGCCCTGCACGGCCTCTTTGATCGTGACTTGCTCTTCTTTCCCGTCGATCTTGACGGTGATGAGCGTATCAGGACTGAGTTCCTGCTGGGCCTCTTCGTCGTCAGTCTCCGCATACTCCGCCTCTTCGCCATCCTGCGCAGACGCTTCGGTAGCATCTGGGGCTTCGTCGTCAGGCTCAGTCTCAACAGCGTCATACTCGGTCGCCTCGGCCTCTTCAGCCTCGGCATCGGCGCTCGCTTGCGCTGCGTCTGGGTTGGCTTCCGCGTCCATCAGCAGGGCCATACGGTTGGCCGCTTCGTCAACACCGATTTCGCCGCCCGGCGATTGCTCAGTGTCAGCCATGAGTCGATACTCCTGGTAGGGGTTAGACGCCACGCAGGCGTCGGTTATAAGCTGCGACGTCCGGTTCTGAGGCTAGTGCCTCAAGCTCACCGCGCAGCTCATCTATGGCGCGTACCATGTGGTACGCGTGTTCTCTGTAGATCGACCGATCTGGGTCAGACCGTTTCCAGCCGTCCGAATAACGGCTCTCCAGGCGCCGCAGCACCTCAAGGAAGGCCCGATCAGTGATAAGCGATTTGGCCGTGCGGAACAGGTCTTCGGCCTCAAAAGTTGACATTTAGAACTGCCCCTCTTCCGGCGGGAATGGCAGCCCCTGCTGGGGCAGGCCCTCCATCGGCAATTCGGGCTGCATCATGCCTGGGTCCATCATGCCTGGGTCCATCATGCCCGGGTCCATGGGCGGCGCCATTTCCTGGGGCGGCGGGGGCTGCATCATCTGCTGCTCGCGCTGGGACTGGATAGCGAACATCTCCTGGATCTCAGTCCGCTGCTTGTCCATTTCGCCTTTGATCCAGGCCATATCGACCTGAGCGCCGTATTTTGCCTGGATTTCTGCCGAGCGGAGTTCGACGTCGGCGGCCAACTTGTCGCGCTCGAAATCGGCGTCCGACTGCGCTTTCCGGGTCTCCAACTCCTGCTTCGCCGCCGCAATGACGATATCGGCCCGGGTCTTCTCGGCCTCGACCTTCGCCAGCATTTCGGCCATGTCGGGTTTTTTGTTCTGCTGCTGCTGCTGCATGAAGGCGTTCACCGATTCTGGCGTAATTTCCTTCACAAACTGCGACGGGTCAGCAAAGCCGGAAAGCTGGATAATTTGGGCCATTGTCTGGCGATATTGCTGCAAATCGACCATAGGATTGAACGGCCCGTAGGTCTGGATAATCTGCTCTTGCTTCTGCGCGATCTGCTGGAGGAACGCCATCCGCTGCTCGTCTGAGCCGCGGCCCAGGGCGATATTAATTTGCATATCCATCTCGGAATCCCAGCCCCGGGGATCGATGGGCACAAATTTATTGCGCAGGCGCAGGATCATCGGCTTGTCCTGGTGCTGCACGACTAGGCGCAGCAGGCCCTGGAAACACCGCTTGATGCTGTCTGCGAATAGGCGGGCGATCAGCTCTATCCGGTCCTGAGAGGACGAAAGCTGCGCCTGAACGGCGCTCCGGGTCGTGGACTGAAGGGCCTCGGCGTCTAGGCCCTGGGAGGCCCTGGAAATGCCCGTGCGCTGCGTCTTTACCTCGTCCAGGTAGGCGAGGACGCCCAGAGCCGGCTGGCCCACGAACGGGGTCGAGAACGGCTGCACTGCCCCGGCAGTCCGCATGCGGATAATCGCGCCAGTCTCGTTGTTCAGCACGTCGTCCATATTGACCTGACCCTCGAC